ATTTGAAGGGCTTAAGAGATCCGCGAGGTGCCTCCGCGCAGGTGAAGCATCGGTTCGAATCCGATCCGTCTATCTAACAGCATTCAGTAATCTTCGATGTAGCTCAGCTGGTAGAGCAGGCGCCAATAAATAGTAGTAATGATTGCGTCTAGGTTGATTCCTTCGCAATCATCCAAATGTTTACTTTATTGTAGACTGTGATATAATGCTTCTGTTGTATGAATATCGTTGTAGTCCGAAAGGACACCTTTTAAGGTAAGGCGCTCAAGACGCGGGTTCGATTCCCGCCACCTCCACCGAGCAATAAGATCCATCATGGGGGTGTACCTGGATTTGATTGGGTGAGATAGAATGAAAAGTCAACGGGTAAGGCGAACGCCCTAAGCGTAGCAAAACCATAAGTGCTAATGACGCAAATGGTGCTCTGGCTCTCGCAGCCTAAGCTGAAGTTCCGCCTAGTCTAGCAATAGACTCTTTGTAACCGTACAGACCCGGAATAGGCGGATAGGTGAGGGTGGTGATAATGATCCACTCCTCATTGAGAAGAGCATAAGCATACAACTCATGCTCTTCTCAATGAGACAAACATGCTGATAAACGAAATTTTTGACTCTACAGTTCAAGTTGACTGGTCTGCTGATCGATCGACTGCAATTGGAAAGTTTACAGTTGAAGATGAGAATTACAAAATTCGAATTGAAGCTGGAACTTATGAGTTCAATCAAAAGACTTACAACATCGCTAACGTTGGGTTCCTGAAATCCAAGGGAGAGATTGATAGTCTTGAACTTACAGGGAACAACAAAAATTCTGCAAAAGTATTAGGCGCCGTTATTAACGGAGTCTCATCTAAGATTCATGAATATGATCTAGACGCAATCATCTTCATGGCTGCTGATCATGCAGAAAAGCGAATGAAGATCTATAACTGGATTGCGCGAAAATTCAATAAGGGAAGTTTTCCCAAGATTATTGAGAATGTTAAGCTCCCAGCTGGTGGGATGATGACAGTTTTGCTTAGTAAGCAAATTCCAGACGAAGCTTGGAATGACTTCAAAGAATACTTGATCAAACGAAAAAAGTTTCAGTAGACTCAACAAAGTTGTTTACTTTTTGGTACTTCCTGATATAATGTTCAAACGGTGGATCCGAAAGGAAATACCGAGACAGGTGGTTCCAGGCGGCGATAGAGACTTCAACGTAGCGGTAAGCCTACGGAGCAGATAAGACTGCTAGAGAGTACCGAACTAACGAAGCTGGACGGTTCGATTCCGTAATGTCGACCCAAATTTTGTGGTATGACACCTACGGTAGGTGTAATGTATAGTGAGGTTCGAGTCCTTACCCACAAACCGAGTACGCAGTAGCGCGGAGCCGATTCGTCGGAGTTCCGGATAAAGAAGAGAGTGAAAACTCTTGCTCAACGGTACCAAGAACTAAGCAACAAATATGTTTACTTTTGAAGAGACTTATGTTACAATTCTCTTACGGTAAACGAAATTGAAGATGTAAAGCACGACAATCTTGCAGTTTCTTAAAGTTCGCGCGGACGATAAGAGATCAGAGTCAGTCGTCGGTTCAACCCCGACCTGGGACACAATAGTGGACTGGTAGCTTAGCGGTAAAGCGGAGAGATTATCGTGCTTTACATCTTCAACAAATATGTTTACTTTTGTAAGAGTCTGTGATACAATACTCTTACACTGAGGAAATATTGAAAGTGGTCGTACTGATACCTTCGGGTTGACGTCCCACTCTTAATGCTCCCTCGTGGAACTAACTTTTTGGAAAAGATTGCTCAACCATAAATAACATTATGAAAACTTTTGCAATAAAATTTGCGCATCAACCAACACCTAAGCAGGTAGAGATTTGCTTTGAACGAACAAATCGACCTGAAGTGATGGATAATGATGCAAGAAATGCAAAAGTCCTCGCAATTGGAGCTGGATCCGGTGATTAACTAGATCTAACAAGAAGTAGAATCCAACTGCGAGGGACCTTAAAAGGTCCCTTGATCATTTTCAAAGCTGTACGTAGTAAAGTGCTAATGCGGAACGCGATCGCGTCCGGCACTCAAAATAAAGGACTCCATAATGAGGGCGTGGTTGAAGACGATGGTCTTCATTTATCTGGATTGATCCCCACCGAGGGTGATAAAAGGAACGTTCGATGACGATTTTTCTGTCATCAAATTTTTGCCTGGTTGACGGTGAGAGGTTAGCCACCACTCTTACAAAGTGGATTATGAAGGTTCGAGTCCTTCACCAGGCACCAATAACTCCCGTTCGTATAGTGGAAAATGCGTGGTGCTACGAACGCCAAGACACAGGTTCGATTCCTGTACGGGGGTCCAAACTGCAATAAGCAGTAGTAATACAATTCCCCGGGACTCTGTGTGGTAAGAGAGCTGACTGTTAATCAGCCGTAGTCCGTCTTGAACGGTATGCAGGTTCGACTCCTGCCTGGGGAGCCCGGTGTTACATGACATGCGACTAGTTAAGCATGGTTCTTGACTACGGTCAAGATTCACACGAACACCGCCAAACAATTCCCCAGTAGCTCAGTCGGTAGTAGCGAGTGACTGTTAATCACTAGGTCGTTGGTTCGAATCCAGCCTGGGGAGCCAAACATGGGTTAGTCATATACCGGTTATTATGTGTGACTGTCTATCACAACAAGGGGGTTCGACTCCCCTCTAGCCCGCCACAACGGCGCGAACATCACTTGCGCGTCTATACAAATTCAAGTGAACCATACTGCGTTGGATTTCTGGGAGATCCGCGGCCCTTCAAGCCGACGAGACGGGTTCGATTCCCGTACGCAGTACCAATCAGATGCGTAGGAATGAGAGTTACTTCGTTTATGGAAAACTTGGCGAAAGCCAGTCACTCTTGCCGATCTTTTCTCTGATTATGGCCTGTTCGTATATAGGGTATTATAGATGCCTGTCTAGCATCGGAAGCGAGTTCGAGTCTCGCACGGGTCGCCAATTATGCTCCTATCGTCTACCGGTTAGGACACTGGGCTTTCAACTCAGCAAAGAGGGGTTCGACTCCCCCTAGGAGCGCCAGCAGTAACTATCAGTGTGTGGGTCAAAGGTTGATCACTTTGTTTGGAACGAAGACGATGCAGGTTCGAGTCCTGTCGCACTGACCGCGGGGTAGTGGAAAAGTGCCACGAGGGGTTCATATCCCCTAGAACCGGAGCGTCACCGGCGACCGCAACCAATCCGTCCATCGTATAGTGGAAAATACACGAGTCTTCTAAACTTGTAACCCTGGTTCGATTCCAGGTGGGCGGACCATCGCGATCTAGTGAACTGGCTATCACGGGTCTCTCATAAGGACTAATACTCGGATCGTAACCGGGGATCGCGACCAAGTAGCTGCGTAGCTAAGAGATACTTCGTTGGTTCGACTCCAATCCTTGGGCCATCCCGAGGACGCCGCTTGGTGGCAACTCTCTCAGTAACTTTAACTCTACTTACATGCGTCTGTGACCGTGATGGTTCAGGTGACGGTTTGAAAAACCGTAGATGTCGGTTCGATTCCGACCGGGCGCACCTCCAGCGATTCTGGTTCGATCCCAGACTGCCGGGAAACGGTTTAAAGCCGTCCTAGCGGTAGCTCAACGGCAGAGCACTGGAACGTCTATCTCTCATTCGCCTAGTCTGGTATGGCACTTGCATGGGGTGCAAGCATAACGGCAGTTCGAATCTGCCATGAGAGACCGGCGGAGACTCTGGGTTCGATTCCCAGCGCTTAGGTAACTAGGTGTAGCTCAATGGTAGAGCGCCGTCATATGGGGGATTAGCTCAGCTGGGAGAGCGTATGCTTTGCAAGCATAATGTCGGGAGTTCGATCCTCCCTACCTCCACCGTAATTTTTTTTTGATGCTCTCACATAAATACTCTCAAAGGAGTATAGTGAGATGTCAAAGAAACAGAACTGGTACACTAATCCCAAGAAGTACCACTTCATCTATAAAACAACATGTCAGGTGAACGGTAAGTTCTACTACGGGATGCACTCAACAGATTCTCTTGAAGATGGTTATGTCGGATCGGGAACTCGTTTGTGGCATTCGATCAAGAAGCATGGTCGTGAGAACTTCAAGTTAGAGATCTTGGAGTTTCTCCCTGATCGTGAATCTCTTAAGAAGAGAGAAGCTGAAGTGATCACAGAAAAGATGCTGAGAGATTCAATGTGCATGAATTTGTCTCTTGGTGGTGGAGACATACGTCTTACCAAAGAGCAGTATAAAATGCGCAACGATAAATGCAAGCTTAAATTCTTAGAGAGAATGAAAGATCCTGAATTTAAGCAAAAGTTCGGCAAAGCAGTTAGTAAGAGTGGACATATTAAAAGATCTTGGATTACAAATCGAGAAGCAAGAGTTAAAGGTTGTCAATCCGGTCTTAAAGCTTTGTCTTCTCCTGAAACGATGATCAAGAGAAAAGAATCCTTCAAACAGAATAACCATCAACAGGGTGAAAAGAATTCACGTTTTGGTCTGATGTGGATCACAAATGAAGTAGAAAGTAAATGTATCAATAAAACTGACTCTATTCCTGAAGGGTGGCGAAAGGGAAGAGTTATCAAACAATTGGGGGCAGCAGAAGGCTGCGGAAAATCCTTGCAAGATTTTTGACTACAACGGTGCGATACCGTGGGCCTCCACCTTCCGAAAACCCGGGTTCGAATCCCGGCGGTCCAGGTAATGCTGACTGTCGTCATAGTGGCTTAGGACGTCGGACTTTACATCAGGACGTGGGTCAAAGGTTGGCTACTTTGTTCGGAACGAAGACGATGAGGGTTCGAGTCCCTCCGTCCTGACCAGTTATGCATGTCTATGGGCCAGTTTGCTCAAACCGAAGTACATAGACACCATACTCTCATCGACTAACGGCTAGGTCGTTACGTTCTCAGCGTGAAGATACCGGTTCGAATCCGGTTGGGAGTTCCAACACAGGAAATTGCAGTAGTTATCTCTCGTTCGCCTAACCTGGTATGGCACTACGTTTGGGACGTAGAACAATGAAGGTTCAAATCCTTCACGAGAGACCTTGGTAGTTGCAACGTTTAGAGTTACTTCGGAAAAGTGACCGGGAAGATATCCCGATTATGAGATGGTTCAAGCCCATCAAACTGCGAAAGCAGTGTTACCTCTGACAATTTTATCTCTACCATTTGGGTGCCTCGTATAACGGCCATTACAGCGGACTCTTAATCCGCCAGATGAGAGTTCGATTCTCTCGGCACCCACCAAAAAGTAACAGAAATTATTTCTATTATGAAATGGGAGTATAGTGTAGCGGCTCTGCACATTAGGCTTTTACCCTAAGAGTCACGGATCGTCACCGTGTGCTCCCACCAAGTTACGAAAAGCACCCTCTGACGTTTGCCGACTATTTGGAATGTTTCAGTAGCCCACGATCGACTTTGGTTTGAGAGGGACGGCAATCCTTTGATGAATGAAGAGACATGTAGCCTAGTGGATCAGGCGCCCTCTTGATGAGGGAGACGCGGGTTCGATTCCCGTCATATCGATTCGATCGTTATTCAATAGCCTCTTAGCTCAGTTGGCCAGAGCGGTGTCTTGATAAGGCATAGGTCACTGGTTCGAATCCAGTAGGGGCTACCAGTTGTTCAACGGTGGATCTGATGTAGTGGTAGCACTTCTGACTGTGAATCAGAAAGCGAGGGTTCGATTCCCCGATTCACCCCAATGCTTGGATAGTTCAATGGTAGAACAGAGAGCCGATAACTCTCAGACCTAGGGTTCGATTCCCTTTCCAAGCACCAAGCAGATGTGTAGCAATGGGTTACTTCGCCTTTTAATCGACTAACACCCACCGTGATTTCTTCTCTGCTTCAATTGCCTCTTCGTCTAACGGCTAAGATGACTGACTCTGACTCAGTAGACCCCAGTTCGACCCTGGGAGGGGCTGCCACCGCACCGAGATCCAATGGCATGGATATCTGGCTTTGAACCAGAGTTAGAGGGTTCGATTCCCTCCGGTGCTGCCACACAAAGTTATTTACTTTCTGGATGCTCATGATATAATTACTCCATCAAAAGGAGGCAATTATGTCTACAGTAAAAGTTAAAATTCAACACGGTATCGAAGCTGCAGGAAAGTTTCCCTTCGGATTCATGACAAAAGAGAACAAAGAGTTTCTCGAATCAAACGTTGAGAAAGAATTTGCTGCCAAACGTGAATCGATCAATCACTATAAGCTTGACGCGGTTCTGCCTTCTGGTAAACAGGTTATTGTTCACGTCTACAACGCGTTTGAACTATGAATCTGACTCTGAGAGAGTGGTTGAAGTATAAGAAGTTGAAGTTAGAAACGTTTTGCGCATTGAACTTCGGCAAGGATCGCTTCGGTGCAAGGATGCTCTTCAAGCTGCGCATCATCAAGCTTAAAGATTCAAGCAACCGTGAACTGCAGAAGCAGAGATACTTGCTGCAACAACGTTACCAAACTGATGAGGTATGGAACCTTGGTCCGATCGTAACGCTCTTCAATGAAGATAATGATTAACTGAGAAGTTCTTCGCGAAGCATATCATACTCAGCCTGTTCTTCAGCTGATTCGTATGCTCGTTTCCACTTTACGTCGTGCCAGACACCCACGTCGATTCGGGCATCTTCTGGGATCTGTGGAAAAGTTTTCGCGTAGACCTTAGCAAGAGCACTGATGATCTGCTTAAAGTGTGGCAGTTCTGCAAACTTTTGACCTTTCTTGTCCAAGTAATCTTTCTTGAACAGCAAAGGGAACAAAAGATCTTTGGTCTTTCCTGCTGACTTAGCATAAACTGCCGAGTCGCCCTTCCAAGCAAGAATGAGGTTCTTTGCAAAAGCAGGGTCTGCTTTTGCAAGTTCCTTGAACTCTGGAAGATTAGTAAGAGTTGTTGTATCACTACCAGCAGATTCTTTCAGCTGAGAGATGATGAGCATTTCGTTTAGTAGAGACATGATGATTCCTCAGAATGTTTCGAGTATTTACAATTGGGGGTAGATGCAAGGGTATGCATACTGGTCTTTGAAACCAGGTTAGGCGAGTTCGAGTCTCCCACCCCCTGCCAAATTGAAGAGAGCCGGTACTTAAGGTATTCAAGTGGTCGTTAGAGACCGGAGCCACGTCAATGAGAGGGTGAAAGTCCCTTATCATCCCGCTATCGTATATCTGGTGTGTACGTCTGCCTGAAGAGCAGAAGGCGTCGGTTCGATTCCGAATGGCGGGACCTTGCTCTAGAATGGGATTCAAGCTTTGCTCCTGTAGTTTAAAGAAAACAAGCGGCTTTATACCCCGCCAAGGCTCTAGATGAGGGCAAGTACTGGGAGCGTTACCCAGCAGGAGTACCAAATAACACGTCGGAATAGCAAAGTGGCTTATGCGGAGATCTGCAAAATCTCAGACGGTGAGTTCGATTCTCCCTTCCGACTCCTTAGCTCATGGTAGAGCATTGTCGACCGACAGATACACGGTTCGATTCCTGTAGGAGTTACCAACCTGGGCCGTTAACTCAACGGTAGAGTAGAGAACTCATAATTCTAAGGTCGCTGGTTCAACCCCAGCACGGCCCACCAAATTGCCGGCTTAGTTAAGTGGTATAACACATGCCTTGTAAGCATGGACCTCCAGTTCGATTCTGGGCGTCGGCACCAACTCCTTAGCTCAATGGTAGAGCGTCGCGTCGACATCGCGAATACAACAGTTCGATTCTGTTAGGAGTTACCAATTGAACTTTTAACTTCTAAACGATTGGTTGGAAGACAAGATTTAAGCTTATTCCTAGTTATCCAGAGCAATATTTTATCTCATTGTTTGAAAAAGAAAAGATAGAGTTTCAACGCGAGGTTAAAGTTGGTAGATATTTCATAGACTTTCTTCTCCCTGGAAAGATCGCTCTTGAAATTGCTGCAAAAGATGCAAGAAAAGACTCAAAGCTACGTGAAAGTGGATATGAAGTAGTTCGCATAAAGTGGTACAACCCAGTTTCAGAAATTGCAAGAAAAGCTCTCTATTCTCAAATAGATGAGCTCAAAACAAAGCTCCTATAGTTAAGTGGCATAATAAATCCATGGTAGGGATTAGTCCTGGGTTCGATTCCCGGTAGGAGCACCGATCGTGACTTGAGGTCACCGAAAGGTGAGTGGGTTACGGAGAGAAGCTGGTAAGTCCCAGCTCGCAGCTAACTGCTATGCGTCACGGCGAAACCCGCAGCACAGGAGATCGAAGAATCGGACTTTGATACGATCTCCAGATGAATTCCGAAAAGTGTGCTTAAACTCTCCGATCAATTGCTCGTTTAGTATAATGGTAGTACAAATGTTTCGTAAGCATTAGACGTCAGTTCGATTCTGACAATGAGCACCGGTGGCGTTAATGTAGTGGTAACATCCAAGACTGTGAATCTTGTCTCACGGGTTCGAACCCCGTACGTCACCCCTGACTGCGGCGGAAGGCTAATTACCTTCTTGCATGAAAAGCTAAGAGCCTCATGCCAGTCTCCACTGCCCTGATCGTATAAAGGCTATTACTCCGGTTTTGTAATCCGGTTATTGCGGTTCGAGTCCGCATCAGGGCACCAAACATTATCATAGGAGATCAACTATCATGGAAGCCTGTTTAGAAGTTCCGATCACGTCGGATGAAGCAACTCAGATCTTCGGCCAATTCGTTGACTTCAAGAGTGAAGCCGATTTTGTCGATGCCGTCAAGGTATTGAAAGAAAAGATTAAACAGGCAGAAGCGATCAAAGATGCAAAGCAGAGAGCCCTCGAAATCTCCAATCGGCACCCTTTCTCACCTCTTGAGAAAGTAGCAGTAGCAGTTCCTCTACCAGACGGAACTTACCGAGCTGAGATTCAAGACCCTCTTAGCGTTTGACCTCTTCGCCTTTCACCGAAAGGCAGTTATGTTACAGTATCCCAGCATCCTCGGAGCTAGTAAAGCTCCAATCGGAAAGCAATGCATCGCTTTCTACAAGTACGACGGATCCAATCTTCGATGGGAGTGGTCTCCTAAGAAGGGATGGAACAAGTTTGGCACTCGCCGTCAGATGTTTGATGCCTCTACTCCGGTCTATCGAGAAGCGATTCCGCTCTTCATGGACACCCTTGGAGATGAGATCGTTCGCCGCACGAAGCAGATCGTCAGGAATCCAGAACGCATCACTGCATTTACGGAATTCTTCGGACCATTAAGCTTTGCCGGACAGCACGATGAGACTGAACAGAAAGAATTGAAGCTGTTCGACGTATTTCTCTTCAAGAAGGGTTTTGTCCCTCCGAAGCAATTCGTTGATGTCTACGGAGACTTACCGCAAGCTGCCGAAGTGATCTACCAAGGCAACCTCAATAAGCAGTTCATCTTGGACGTGCGTGAGGGTAAGTATCCAGTCTTCGAGGGAGTTATCGCCAAGGGTGATGACTTCATGGTGAAGATCAAGACGAAGGCTTACTACGATCGTCTATTTGTTCAGGGTCTTGAACCTGACGGCGAATAATTTTGTCCCCGCTCTGCACAAGCATCAGGCTGAAGTCCACTAGCAATCTCGGTGGCCGCTGTGAGAAGATTCGAGGTCGCTAACAGCGTCTTTATCCTGCCTAAGGGAATTAGCTTTGACTCTCCGAAAGTTAAATGCGCCGTTCGACTCGGCGGCAGGGTACCCACTCCTCAAACGTCAAATTCTTGACGAAAATTCCCACAAACTTGTTTACTTTCTTGAGCACTTTGATATAATTATTCCATCGCAAATCAAACTGAGATCGATATGACTCCTATCCTCTTCGTAGAAACTCATCAGCACTTCAACGAATTTGACGAAGTAGAATACTCCAGTGAATCTTTCTGTGTAGATTTGGACAAAGTCAAACAGTTTGCAAAAGACTTTGAGCATGAATATCGCTACATTGCTCACCTGATCGAAGCTGCTACTAAAGAAGGACGGATGGTGTTCAGCACATCTCGTAAATTTTCTTTTGGTGATTGTCCGGATTGGTACTCCCCGATTCTCATCGATGAAGTTCCAACTGAGTTGGTCATCAGCTATGACGTTGATTTCTTTGATTTCTAACCGGGATTCTCATGAGCACAGTTTTCAATCGCTTTGACAAGAACCTGACGCTGTCTCTCTACGGAACACAGGCAGACACTCTTGAATCTCTAGACCTCGGAGAACACTTTCTAACTCCACCTGATCACCGTCAATACATTCTCCGGATGGCTCTTCGCTTTGATGGTTCTGAGCTCATGATTCCACCAGAGCTTGAGTGGATGCGCGAAACGATCGAGAAGTGCTGTGAGTTCCAGAAGACTCACTTCACGTATCATCCCTTCGTCTACCTCACGGTAAGAAGTGGTGAAGTTACCAGCAAGACCGACGATGTTTGGCACGTTGACGGCTTCTCCATGCGGTATCCACACGTTCCCGAACAGAATTACATCTGGTCAAACAACTTCCCAACCCAAGTCTCAACAACAAATACACCAGTACCATCTGACTTTGACCCGATGAAGCACAATCTGCACAACTTCTTTGACTCTCGACAGACTGATTATGTGACGGTGAAGCCCAACCACATCTACGTCATTGATCCTTACGTTGTTCATCGTCGTGATCCGGCTAGCGCTGGTCATGTTCGATCGTTCTTCCGCCTGTCGTTCGTTCCCATTGCCATCGAGAGTGATGATAATACTCAGAATCCGCTTCTTCCGGTAAAGCAGTGGAACCGTGCAGATATCCGAGAAAAGTTGATCAATTACTAACAAAGTTGTTTACTTTCTTGAGCACTTTGATATAATTACTCTATCGCAACTAAACAAAACTGGAGGTAATCATGTACGCAGACACCGCTTCTTTCGTTAAAAACATTCTGGTTGAAGGTTCCGGCAAAACCAAGAAGATCGTGATTATCGGTAACGCTAGTCACTCCGTGAAGATCCTGAAGGAAAGCCTGATCGGCGCTGCCGACGTCCGCAAGACCAAGCGTTACAACGCCGATCGTACCCTCGGTGTGGTGATGAAGTACCTGGTTCGCGAGCTGACAGACGTCAAAGGCCCTCGCAAGATCGAACTGGTCGCTGCAACAGACCGCGACGGTATGTACCGCAACGCTGCAGGACACTTCGTGAAGCTGCCGAACGCAACGGCCGTCATGCGGACTGACCGTTTCCTGGAACTCAACAAGGTAGTATGATGCGATTCGCAAAGCTTCTGCTAGCTGTTTTCTTCTCGGTGATCGTGTGTATGATCTCTGAGATCATTCTCGGCGTAAAGCGTGGACATAAAGTAGCTGATTGGGCAGTCAATGTCCTCGATAGTCTTACAGGAGCATCGCATGGCTGATGATTTCGTGGTAACCCAAACTATCTTCCTAGTAACTGCTTCCTGGGGTGAGTTTGAAGACAGGGGACACTGCAACAAGGGTGTTGCTTTCGAGAGAGAAGACGCTGAGAAGATGGTCAACCAGCTCTATGCCAAGCAACAAAAGTGCAACGATGCAATCAAGCTGATCAAAGCTCAAAGAGAGAAGATCGACGCAGAGTTAGGACCGGTAGAGTATGAGAATACTCCTGATTATCCTCGTTGGCCGGCGGGTATCGGAAAAGCTCAGATTACACAAGCCATGATGGATGAGCGCACAAAGATCAAGCTGCTTACTCAGCAGATCAACGCTCGTAACAAGGCACGTCAAGGTGCTCGTTTTGAAGTTCAGATGGCAGCTCAGAAGAAACTGGCGTTGTCTCTCGGGTATCATGAGACGCATAAGCTCTGCACTGACGGCTATCTCTACAAAAAAGAAGTTCACTACGGCATCGAAGAAGTGCCGGTGTTCAAGATCCGAGACTAATTTACTTCTATCTCGCAATGGGATAGAATGTCATTTTAGGAGAAAGAAATGACCCAACCCGTTACTAACCAGTACGAGCTCTGTTTGATCATGGCAGAGTTCATCCGCCAAAATCCAAAGTCCGAGTTAGCCAAGAAATTGAAAGCTTGTAAGACTCAAGCTGAACAAATCATCGTTTTCAACGCATCAAAACGTTGATAAAGTGTTTACTTTCCGGTGCAAGGTGATATAATTTCACTATCGCAATCGGAGGTAACATGGCAATCACCAAACAAAACATCGCGATCATTCACAAAGACATCAGAGAAGCATTGGAAGCTGTTGCAAAGAAGCATAATCTGAGCCTCGGTAGTAGCAACATCACGTATGATGCCAACGGAACTGGTTTCAAGTTGAAACAGATCGAGTTTCTCAGTAAAGACGTCATGGGCGACGTTGATCCGACGTTCTTCCGTGACATGCAACGCAATGGATTCTCTCAAGGCTTGTCGACCGATGACATCGGTAAGAAAGTAGTCTTCGGTACTCGTACCTACGAGATCATGGGTATGAAGGGTCGTGTTACCGTGATCGGAAAGCTTATCTCTGGTGACAACAAGCTCTACAAGTTGGATCCAAAAGACGTTTACGCATTGTTGCACAAGGTCTTAATATGAAAACTTTCTTGAAGTTCATTGCGATCATTGCGTTCATCATTTTCTATATTTCATGGATCATGATTATCGTAATTGCGTTCATCTTGCAAGGCCTGTTTGTCTGGCTGATCTGCAAAGTGCAACGCTGCCGGAATTCAAAGTGAAACGTATACCAACAAGCACGGTGATGTGCTTGGTATGAAGTGCATCATATCAACTGGTGTTTAAGGTTTATCCTGAAGGATCTGACATGAACAATACAATTTTTGGAATATTGTTGGTAGTGAGTAACACCATTCTTTTTTGCCTCTTGACATCCACACCAAACCAACATTCGTGGGGACATTTTATTCCTAGCATAATTGCCATCTTGTGCGGCGTTGCCCTAATTATAATTGGGCGGGATCACCATTAACTGTTCTTTGAATAGAACTCTTCCACTTTGGACAGGAATGCTTCACGGTTAGTAAAGTTCTCACTATATACAATCAAATAGCTTGGTGTAGTTAAAGTGTTGTCCACCTGAATGGTGTCCTTAAATTCTGGAAGATTGACCAGTTCGTTAATCTTGTGGATACCCTATCACAGTGAATGACAATGGTGAGAAGAGAGTTTATCGCTGGACCAAACGCATTAAATAGATGTGGAGGTAATGAAATGTTGACGAACGAAGAAAAGAATGTAGTTCGGCGTTTTGCCGAAGGAGATAAAACAGCACGTGTTGATGCTGAAAAGATCTACATGGCGTGTATTCAAGATCACAAACTGAGTGGTTATCGTTCAGACGAGATGAACTTTCTTTCTGAAGTTCTCAAACCCTTCCCAGATTACATGATGATCTCTTTCTATCGTAATAAGGTTCTTGAGTCGTAACATAGCCCTCGTAGCTCAGTTCCAGTTTGGATGAGATTTTGCTTTTCTCCAAGTTGAAGTTTGTGAATGACAGTTTGGGCAAAGAGCCCTAGAGGTGAGCGTGATATAAGAAGGTCAATCTCTCTATAGTGCAATGGATAGCATAAGAACCTCCTAAGTTTTAGATCCCAGTTCAAGTCTGGGTAGAGAGACCAGTTTAACGTCCGGCCTATCGCTGCACACTTATGTTGTGTAGAGGAAGTTCGGGACTGCCGTGAGAAGCGTGTAGAAGAAGTGCAAAAGTAATAAAGGGCATAAGCTCATAGTTTTGGAAACTAACACATGTTCGTTACTACTACCGTGATATAGGCAGCAAGCCAAACAGATCGTGGGAACTTCTCACTTATACGGTTGGGTTGGTGCACCGTTGATCCGGATTGAAACCCGGGGAGGACAGAAAACTGTAGTCAAATGAACGATACTGCAACGCTCAAAAGTACGTACTTCAACAAACATTTGACAAGTTTCTGCGACATGTGTACCGCAAAGGTCTGTTTGACATCATCGAGGCCTGCAACGTTCGCGGAATGAGCGGACAGTTCGGAGACACCGTGCTTCGTACCTATACACTTTGTGGACGTATCATGATGACGTTCGCAAAGTCCACTGAAAAAGATTTGATTGGCGATAATAGTGTGACGTTCATCACTGAAGAGGGAGACCCTCTTGCGTACAGCGCAGGCATTCAGACGATCGAAGCCGACTTTAGAACGTCACTTGACCTGATCGAAGACGTCATTAAATATTGGCCGGAAGTTCAGAAAGCTGGAACTTTCAAGGCAAAAGCAAGTATCTCGTTCCTCTGAGAGGAGAAGACATGAAAATTGATTGGTACAAGTCAGCAAATGGCATCTACGTTGCTTCTTCTGTGTTCTACGGAAGCGAACGGCAGAAAGTATTTGACGTAAATCGCCACCGCATCAATGGTCAGACGATCATGCCTACTTTTCACCAGTCTTGGTACTTTGTCCCCGGTGAAACTGAAGCTTCATCTTACGAAGTGTTCACTACCGGTAGTTTCATCAACAAGCGGTACATTTTGATCGATGAATCTCTAGCAGATAGGTTCCAGCCAGTTCTCTGGCCAGCCGAGGTCAATGATAACGACGGAGAATGGACTGGAAAACACGCAACGCTCCAGTCACTGTATCGTTCTGAATTTGATCAAGAACCCTCCAAGTGGGTAACCAACCCTGCAGAATTCAAGTACTGTGGCGAAATCGAAGTCGAGTTGCCTGGAAGCATATCAGACATGAAGATTCGAATCAAGAACGACGGAGCATGGGAGAAGGTTAAAGAACTTGACTTGAGCACGGTCGTGAATTGGTACGAACTTGAGAAGATGTTGATCCCCGACTTGCTCTTGCACAAGCGTCCATGTTACATCACTTCAGCACAATCATACAAGATTGTGCGTCAATATGTCAAGGAGAACCTTGATCGCATGTATGCTGAAGTTACGAGTGACTATGACTTCTGCTTTACTGTCAAGAAAAAGATTCAGATCAAACCGATCGTGAACACTTACGAAGAGAAGAAGCCAAATGGGAAATCATACGCTCGCCCTCGCATCACTAATCGTACTGTCACCACGAAATTAGTTGAGATTTTCGAGATGACAGACAACATCAACAAGTACAAAGGCTACACTCCGATCGAAGGTTTCAAGGGTAATTCTCTTGAAGACTTGATCGAGAATGTAAGGCTTTATCTTAACGAGCTAATGTTTCATCTAAATCAACCAATCTCAGAATGTTCTTGTTGCAATGGAACAGGACACCTTGTTGGAAAGAAAGACTCCTAGCGTTGATATGTTCACTTGAAGTTCAAGAAAACAACACAACTAGGAGAAAGACATGAAGATCAGTTTAGAGATCCGCCCAGGTGAGGGCGGAGAAGACGCAAAGCTCTTGGTCAATGACCAAGCTACCATCTACGCACGATTTGCAGAGCGGATCAACGCTCGAGTTGACTTTGAAGAGCAACACGGCTGAATCAATCTAACGATCGATGGGCCAGACAATCTCGTCCGGGGATTGCTCCAAGAGTCGGGCGGTCACCGGTGGCAACGAATCCCACCCACTGAACGTAAAGGACGAGTTCACACTTCAACAGTGACGGTAGTAGCAATGATCGTTCCAGAAGAAGCTGAGTGGAAGTTGAACGATCGTGACATCACGGTCTTCACCAAGAAATCTAGCGGTCCGGGTGGACAACATGTTAATACAACAGACTCATGTGTTGTCATGCGGCACATTCCTACTGGAATAGAAGCAATTGCTAGAGAGCGTTGTCAACATACCAACAAGAAAAATGCTAGATCTCTTCTTGAAGCAAAAGTTAGAAGTTATTTTTCTAATCAAGAGCAGAAACGAAAGAACGATGAAAAGAGAGATCTTCGAGGAGCTGGGATGCGTGGTGATAAGATTAAAACATATCGTAGCCAAGATGACATTGTAACAAACCATGTCACCGGTGAAAAAATCGGTTAAGAGATGCTATAAAAGGTCTTAAGATCTAAACGTCCAACCAAGCCTGAGGTACTTGTCAAAGTCCTCAGGTTTAATAAGTCACTGTCTTGCTCTGTACGATCATCGGTGCTACATTCATCAATGCTGCTGATTAAGGTAATCCATTAGTCTTAAGTAGTAATTGACTGCAGGACTTGTGCTTCAATGACATGACGGCGTCGGTCTTAATTGATCAACGCCGTTTCACTTTCTTGTTTACTTTCACAGATGTATGTGTTAAAATGTTATTTCAATAGATCAATCCAACCGGAGAAACAAAAATGCTCGACAAACACTTCAAGTGCCCAAAGTCTCTCAAGATCATGCTGATCGGCCAGTCCAAATCTCAGCGTCGCGGTATGCTGGAAGCCCATGCTTCTATGTTGGCGCTTAAGCGTCGCCAATCTATTCAACGCGGTTCGGCTGACAAGGAGTGATGTCATGCCTGTAGGTGCATTCATCATGCCGTACGTCGCTCTGAGAGATGAGGTCATCTCTCATGTCAAAGCCGAGAGTGGACTTGTGAAGTTTGGCATTACTTGGAATGAAGATTGGCTTGCTAAAGTCAACGTAATGACTGGTGATGAGAGAGAAGATGAAATCGCAAGAACTGTCAAAGAAATGGTTCAAATGGTGAATGGTGATTTCAAGAGCATACCTCTCTTTAGCATACCTCTCCCCACAGCCACCAAACAGATCTCTCAATCGGTTCAAGACATCATCAACAAAACAACACTTGTACCGGAAGTTGTTTCTTTTTGCCCAAAAGTGCTCAAAGGTTCAAACCTTAAAGACGTTGTTGAACATAACAAGCTCATGGCAGATTAGAGCCGGTAATTACAAAGACATCACTAGGAATCTTTATGAGCATCCGTGAATATCCTGACTTGATTCGTGTCTATGTTGACATGGATGGCGTAGTTGCTGACTTTGAAGGCGGCTTCAAGTCTGTTGGCATGACTGCTACTGAGTTCAAGAAGCTTCCTGGAATCTATCGTGATTTGAAACCTATTCCCGGAGCGATAGACGGTTTGAAGTGGTTGCTCGATAACGGTTACTTCCCAATGATGTTAACAAAAATTCCATCGGAGAACCCTCTCGCAGCTACAGAAAAGATTCAGTGGTTGTACGAACATGCTCCCTTCATGGAAGACCACATCATCATTTCTCCTGACAAAGGTTGTGTGGGAACCCACCGCGACTTTCTAATCGACGATTTTCCTGCATGGGCAAATGCTCATCAGTTCGAGGGGACAGTGATTCGTTTCGGTAACTCACCTACTCACGGATGGGAACCAAGACGTTACCAAACGACTTACAAACCTCCGCGAGACCATCACGCCTCGAACTGGGATGAAGTAAAGTCACTCATCAAACTATACGGAACAGCAAAATGAGCGCAAATATGCTTGACATCGGTACGAAGAGTTCTTACCCAGCCGGTGATTTGAGTAACTTTACAGCATTCAAGTTTACGCTTGACGGTGTAGAGTGCGCTTCTATGGAGGGCTTCCTCCAAGCTCTTAAGTTTGACAAACCTCACATTCAAGTTGAGGTTTGTAAGCTGACGGGAGTTCAAGCAAAACATCGCGGTAAAGAGCGAAACGTACAATGGAAGACAAAGCAAGCTCTTTGGTGGAACGGTGAAATCTTTTGTCGAAAGAGTGATGAATACCAGCTTTTGATCGACCGGGCATATCTGGAGTTAGCTAAGGCTAATGAGAAGTTTCGCCAGGCGATCTTGGACACTGGCGACTTGATCTTGACACACCGAATCGGTCGCACTAGTGAAAGTAAGACGGTGCTAACTCAAGTTGAATTCTGTAGCCGTTTGATGAAACTACGCAAGCTCCTGCGAAACGGAGTTGATCTTAATACCGTGAAGAGACTATGATGAAGCTTTGCATAGATTGTAAACATCGGATGATGACAAGCATGGGAACAAAGCATGCTTGTCATCATCCAGAGTCAGATGCGTTCAATCCAAGCCCGGTCAACGGTGAGCTAACAGATAGTGGCTCCAAGTGGAGCTCTTTCTGCGAGTCGAATCGTGGTCGGTTTGGTGCTTGTGGTCCGAGCGGAGACTTCTTTGAACAAAAGCCGCCTACGCTCTGGCAAAGGTTCATTAAACACGTAAACTCACTAACTACTTCAATGAGGGATGGATGATCATCGCTATTATCGGTCGTAAGACTGGACAGAACGATTCTGCTCACTCTAACATCCTGACAATGTTAGAAACTTTTGCAGCTACTGTCCATCGTCAAGGTCATACAGTGATGTTTGACAAAGAGACGGCTGAGAACTTTTTCAAAGATCGTGCTCTTGCCCATGATACTAAGATTGAGAGTCTCAGTGATTTAGGGATTGTTGCTAACGTCGCCGTTGTCTTCGGTGGAGACGGTACGATGCTCTTTGTCGCTAAAGAGATGTCAATCGGCATCCCACTCCTCGGTGTCAATCTTGGGCGGCTTGGTTTCATCACTGATGTCCCTCATGACTTTGACTACGATGCAGTCATCGACATGATTGAAGACAAGCAAAAGTACACCATCGAGCGGAGAAATATGCTTGACATCAAGGATGATTGGACTCTTGGTGAGAGTGAGAAAAGTCGCTACCTTGCGCTGAATGAAGTCGTGATCTCTCGATCTACTGGCAAGGTGATCGAGTTTGAAGTCTACATCGACTTTGAGTATGCATACCATGCTCGCGGAGATGGGCTCATGATCTCCACACCCACTGGCTCTACTGCTTACGCGATGTCTGCTGGAGGCCCGATCATCCACCCGACAGCTCGCGTCATTGAGATCGTTCCGATTCTTCCACAAACCCTGTCCTGCCGTCCGCTGATCATCAATGACAACTCTCAAGTCAGGTTCAAGCTGATTAACGGAGAAGCTGAAGTTTTCGTTGACGGTACAAAAGTTGCTAACATGAACGCGAAGAATGCTCGTGACAGCCTCATCATCAAGAAGTCTATTTCAGCCGTTGACTTTATGCACCCAAAGTTAGACGATCTGACTTACAGCTACTATCACACGCTTCGCGAGAAGCTCAACTGGCAAAATTTGCCAGGTACTCCGCGTGTTTCTTTTCCCAATAATTCTTTCTAGCTAATGATATTTTAGCTTTTGTTTCTTCTGATAATGGGTTGCGTTTCTTGTTAAGTTTAGCTGCTGACATCTTTTGTTTTGATTGTTCAGAATAAATTCTGCCAGTTTGTGCAATCGAAAGTTTAGCTCTCTTTTCAGGAGATTGATTTCGACCAGCCGTTGCTAATTTATCTCTAGTCTCTTGTGAGATAAATTTAGCTGCAAGTGATATTTTGATTTTAGTTTCAGCTGAATGTGGTCCAGTACGTTTAAAATGATTGCTACCATTTTTACGATAATGTCCATTTATACAAAGAGGATCTTTTATGTAAGATTCTATTAAATGATTTTCAAAATTATATGCTGAGTCTCCATCAAAGAATTCAGCAACGATTTTCCAGTCAAAATTTTCAAACCCTAGCTCTTTGATTTTCTTTGATGAAGTTTGATAGATAGGAAGATCTTGATCAGCTGGAAGTTTGTTAGCTTCACGATAGCCGATGTAGAACTGGCCAGTTATCTTGTGATTAAGCCAGTAGACGTAAGGTAAGACCTTAGTTGAAGGATAAATAGACATGCTGATGCTCCCAAAAGCGTTAGAGTCTATGGAGATTCCAGTCTCGCGATAGACATTTTATTTATAGAAGAGAAAGAAGATCATGAACAATTTTGATTTGAAATTCATCGTTGAAAATTCTGAATCTAAAGCTACTGACAAACTTGCAGTCTTGTTATACGGTCTACAGCCTCTATTTCAGGACAAGGATGCAATCTCAAGACTTGAAAACTTTGAGATT